TTCGAACTATGCAGCCCGAGTGATCCCCACGCAGAACGCCCGGACTGTGCTGACCCGAGGCATCCTCGATCACACGGTCATCACCAATAACCCCCGCATGATGGTGGTTAAGGGTGCCCTGACGAACCCCAAGGAACTCCTAGAGAACCGCATTGGTGGTCTGGTCAACGTTACCCGTCCTGATGGCCTGATCCCGCTCCCGCAGCCTGGGCTGAACCCCTTCGTGTTCCAGACGCTCCAGCTTCTCGATGAGGAGAAGGAAGAGGTCACTGGTGTCTCGAAGCTGTCCCAAGGTCTCAATAAGGACGCCCTGTCGAAGCAGAACGCACAGGGAATGGTCGAAGGTCTCGTGTCCCTCTCGCAGCAACGCGAGAAGATCATGGCCCGTAACTTCGCCAACCAGTTCATCAAGCCTCTGTACCTCGAGGTCTACCGTCTGGTCATCCAGAACGAGAAGCAACAGAAGGTGATCCGTGTCGCTGGCAACTTCGTACCTGTCTCTGTTGAGGAGTGGACCGAGGAAGTCACTTGCACCATCGAGCTTCACCTTGGGGCCAATGAGCAGCAGAAGGAAGCCCAGAAGATCCTAGGTATCGGTCAGGTCCTCGGACAGGATCCGAACAATGCTCGCATGTTTGGTGAACAGAACCGATACAACCTCGCACGGATGTACATCGAGAAGATGGGTATCAAGCAGGTCGAACTGGTCCTCACGGATCCGAAGACCCTCCCGCCGCAGCAGCCTGATCCGATCAAGATGAAGGAATTGGAGATCGAGGAACGCAAGGTCGCTGTGCAAGAAAGTGTTGCTCAGACTTCGCAGTCCAAGGTCCAAGGTCACATCAGTATCGAGCAGGTTCAATCCGACATCGACCGCCTCAAGGTTCAACTCGAGAATGTCCGCAAGCAACGCGAGCTTGACATCAAGGAATACGAAGTCACGTCCAAGGCTGCTATCGCTGTTGAAGAGATGGCACAGGCTAAGGAAATGGCTGCGGCTGATCCTGCGTCTGCCAAGGCAATCGTCTCCCCTAACTAATCCCCAATGAGCGAAGAACTCACGCTCAAACGTGGCACAGCCGCTGAGGTGCTTCTGGAAACAGAGGCCTTCACGGTCGCCATCAACGAGCTATACAACGAACAACTCAACGTGATGACGATGAGTGCTCCGGAAGACAAGGAGAAGCGAGAGATTGCTTACTTCCAGATCCGAGCACTACAGAGCATCACCGCAGAACTCACTGACTGGGTCTACCAAAAGAACCAGTTACTTAAACCCACTGAAGAGTAAAACCCAATATGACCACGACTACCCAATCGGGCGTCGACAGCAACACCGCTGCCGCCCTCAATTACACCGAAGGCGACGCAGCAGAAGCATTCTTGTCTCGATGGAGCGAAGAGGACCCTGAAGAGGTATCCGAAAGCCCTGAGGAAGACGAAGTCGAAACCGATGATGAGACGGTCGAGACTGAAGCTGAAGAAGACCAAGAAACCGAAGAAGATAACGAAACGGACCCTGAAGAAACGGACTCCGAGTCGGACGATGAAGATCAAGAAGAAGATGCCCCCGAGGAAACCAAAGATACCTCGGATGACGTCAAGGTCAAGATCAAAGTTGGCGACAAGGAGCACGAGGTATCCGTCAAGGATCTGAAGCGACTCTACGGTCAGGAAGCAGCACTGACGACGAAGTCCCAAGCAGTAGCAGCAGAGCGTAAGCAGGTCGAAGAGAACGGTAAGAAGCTGGCAGCCCAGATGCAACGAGTCTATGAAAAGGCCGCTGCTCGTTGGGAACCGTACTCGAAGATTGACATGCTCGTGGCAAGCAAGCAGTTGGATGGCGATCAGTTCGCTGCCCTTCGTGCTGAGGCCCAAGCTGCCTATGAAGACTTTCAGTTCATCTCTCAGGAAGCTGACACGTTCGTGAAGGATGCGAATGCGCAGCGCCAAACCTTCCTCCAGACCCAGGCCAAAGAGGCCGTCAAGGTACTGAAGGAAAAGATCCCCGGCTGGAACCAAGCCACATACAACTCCGTGCGTGAATACGCGATCTCCCAAGGTCTCCCGGAGGCGATGATCAATGAGTTGGTGGACCCTGTGGCAATCCAATTGATCCACAAGGCCATGAACCACGATAAGGCTAAGGCCGTTGTCACGAAGAAGAAAGTTGTGACACCGAAGAAGGTCCTCAAGACCACCAAGACTACCTCAGGTCGAGATGTCCAGGTCAACAAGGCCGCAGCCCAGATGAAGCGATTGAAAGCTTCGGGCACTACGGATGACGCAGCGGAAGCCTTCTTGGCACGTTGGGCGCAGGACTAATCTCTCTCTCTCCATTTAGGAACATAACACCATGAGCAATACCGCATTCAAGACGTACGATCAGGTTGGCAAGAAGGAAGACATCAGCGACGTGATCTCGAATATCAGCCCGACGCTGACCCCGTTCACCACGCTGGTCAAGAACGACAAGGCTTCGAACACGCTGTATCAATGGCAGGAAGATGCACTGGCAACGGTGTCGTCGAGCGCAGTGCTTGAAGGTGCTGATGCTGCTGATAGCACGCTTGCTGCAACCCAAATGCGTGCCAACACGACCCAGATCTTCCAGAAGACTGTGAAGGTGTCGAACACGGCTGACACGGTGTCGACGTATGGTCGTGCTAAGGAATTGGCATACCAACTCGGTAAGAAGTCGGCAGAAGCCAAGCGTGACCTCGAGTACGCCTATGTTGGTCTCGCGACGACCGCAGTGGTTGGCTCGGAAGCCGTTGCTCGCAAGTTCGGTAGCGTCTGGGGCACGGACGTGAACGGTGCAAAGCTGATCAACGCAGCGAACACCATCGACCACACGGCAACCCCGGCTGCCCTGGTTGAAGCAGACATCCTCTCGGCTAACCAGAAGCTGTACGAGAACGGTGGTGAAGCTAAGTTCCTCATGATCAAGCCTGCTGACTCGCTGATCGTTGCTGGCTTCTCGGCTGCTGCTGGTCGTCTGCGTGACTTCGGTGCTGATAAGGCCATCGTCAACGTGGTGGATCTGTACGTGTCGCCGTTCGGTGAGCAGAAGGTTGTGATCAACCGCTTCCAGAAGGCTGACTCGGCACTCCTGTTCGATCCGGCTAACTGGAAGACCACGGTCCTCCGTAACTGGTTCCGCAACCCGCTGGCTATCACGGGTGACGGTCACCGCGAGCAGATCGTTGGTGAGTTCGGCCTGAAGCACGTCAACTACGGTGCCTCGGCTGCCATCATCGGCCTCACGGGCACGAACCCGACGATTCCGTGATGAATCACAGGGCCGGGTTAGTTCACATGGCCTAGTTACACCCTTGGGACCCTTCGGGGTTCCATCCAAATTCCTTTACGGCCTGCGCTGCTCCTACTCTCGGTAGCGCGGGTCTTTTTTATTCCCGATGACAACTCAATACCACGACATTGGTCGCTCGATCAGTGAGAACACGGACGGCCACATCATTGAGCGCGTCCAGCAAATCCCCACGAAGTTCCTAGACCGCCTCGCAGCAGAGCGCAATGAATCCATGAGTGTCCGCGAGACCGAAAGTCAGCGCGTAGCTTCCATCCCCGTATGCGTGGTGGAGAAGTGGATCAGCGAAGGCTTTGACTTCTGGAACGAATCCAACGCGAAGATCGTAGCCAAGCTTAAAGCTGATGGCCTCGAGTACTTCATGACCACTGGAAAGCAAGTCTAATGAACCGTCAACAAATCCGCGCCAAGGTAAAAGGTCTTCTCAATCGTAACGACTGCACGGACGAGTTGGCGAATGACTTTATCAACATGGCCCAAACCCGGATTGAGCGCACCCTGCGTTCTCCAGGTCAAGAGAAGATCAGTGTATCCACTGGTAATGCTCTCACAGTAGAAGACGAGATCGTCATCCCCTTTGACTTCCTCTCGTTGAAGCACATGTACTCCGGAGATGTCCTCCTGAGTAACAAGGACCTTGGGCACTTCCTAGGTCTCCCTAAGGAATCCGGTCAACCCCGATATTACTGCCGGGTCGCAGGGTCGTACCTGATGAAGCCTGCAGTTCCCTTGGGTACCTCGGTCTACATGATCTATTACGGCGCACAGCCTGCACTGGTCAATGACACCGACACCAACCTCTTCACCACAGTCCTTGCGGACCTTCTGATCTATTGTGCGCTCGCCTTCGGGGCAGATTATTTCGTTGACGATCGTGTCACTGGTTTCGAGACCAAGTACGAAATCCTCTATGCCGAAGTAGAAGAGCAGTCGCGTCTTACGGATACCGACCAAAGCACCCAAGCCATGGAACCCGCGTACTCCGGAGATTATTAATGACCACCAGTTTCTTTAACGGGGAATCGACGTTCCCTGAGAATAACACTACGGACCAGTTGGTCGACGCTCTGCAGCAACAGTTGACCGCAAGTACTGCGGATTCCCAAGCTGCCCAAGCTGCCGCCGCGTCTGCTGCTGCCTCTGCCAACAACGCCGCTATCGCTGAAGAGAACGTCGCTGGTCTCTCGCAGGCTGCCAATGACACCTTGGCCCAGGCTAATGATGCCCTGACTGCGGCCAATGCTGCCATTAGCTCCACGGCTGCTTCGGCTACCGCTGCGGCTTCCTCGGCAACTGCGGCTGCGGCTAGTGCAACCACCTCGGGTACTGCTGCTGGTCAAGCCTCGGTAAGCGAAACGAACGCGGCAGCTTCTGCGGCTTCCGCTCTGTCCTCTAAGAATGCTGCGGCAACTTCGGAAACCAATAGTGCAGCTTCGGCAACTGCAGCGAACACCAGCAAGGTGAACGCGGGGACCAGCGAAACCAATGCGGCTGCTTCGGCAACTTCAGCGAACACCTCGAAGAACGCTGCGGCAACTAGCGCAAGCAATGCGGCCACTAGCGAGACCAATGCCCTTAGTTCCAAGAATGCAGCGGCTACCAGTGCAGCCAATGCTGCGACCTCGGAATCCAATGCCCTTACCAGCCAGAACGCTGCGGCAGCTTCGGCAACCCTCGCGGCTAACTCCACCGTCTACCTTGCGGGTCGAAACAAGGTTATCAACGGATCATGTCTGGTCGCACAGCGGGGGGTCAACTTTGTAGCGAGCACAGGCCTAGCTGGATATGGAGGCCCTGACAGGTACCAAGCAACCAACGCAGGCAGTGCGGGTGGGCAGTTTACGCAGTCTCAATATTCTATGACGCTACCAGACGGCTCCACGAGATACGCCGTCAAGCAAGTGGTCAACACCGCTGTCTCTAGCCTCACCAGCACCAACGGATGGTTTGGAATCCAGCAGAATATTGAAGGCATCAACTGCTTCGACATGATGGGACGCCCTGGGTACCTGTCCTTCTGGTTTGACTGTTCGACAGCAGGCACGTACCCAGTATCGATTACCAACTCCCCGACAACTGCGTCGTTCCTCACTAGTTTCACGGCTGTTGCAGGGGTACAGAAGGTAACCATAGCTATCCCAACGTTTCCCACATCCCTCGCTATCCCAAACACTAACGCTGTGGGGCTGTTCCTGCGTATTGGGGCACTTAATCAAGGGACGTGGGCTGCCGCTGGTAATGCAAATGCGTGGCAAGCAGGGACGTTCATTGCAACAACAGGGGCGACTAATTGGGGAAGCGCAGCCAACAGGTACATTGGGGCCACTGAGGTACAACTGGAGAGTGGAAGCGTTCCTTCGTCGTTCGAAGCCCGTTCGTATGGTCAGGAACTCGAACTGTGTCAGCGGTACTACGAGACCGGGACAGTTCGAGTATGGGGCTACGCGGATGCGGGGGCTGGATTTGGTACTACACAGCCGTTTAAGGTTTCAAAAAGAGCGGCCCCAACGGTGGCTGCTGTCAACAGTAGCGCGGGGAACGTTAGTGCTGCGTATGCTTTTTTAACAGGTGATACAACCGGCATCGTAATCACACACAACGCCACCGCGCTTGGTGCGGTAGCGTTCGTTGATACATGGACTGCCTCAGCGGAGCTTTAATCAATGACTTACACAGTAAATCCGCTAGGCGGTGTAGTTCGGGACACCGATGGAGCCTCCATTCCTAATGACCCTCAGAACACCGATTGGCTCCTATACCTATCGTGGGAAGCCATAGGGAACAAACCAACGGTCCCTGTGGTCCCCCCTGTGGACCTCCAGGCCCTCCTAACGTCCACCGTGCAGTCCCTCATGGACGCCAAGGCCCAAGCGTACCACTACGACAACCTCACGACTGCCGTGACGTACGCTGAGGAACCCTCGGTCCCCAAGTTCCAAGAGGAAGGTCAAGCATTCCGTGCGTGGCGTTCTCAGGTGTGGGCTTCGGCCTACAGCATCCTCGCTGAGGTCCAAGCGGGTCACCGTAGTTTCCCCACGGTCGCTGAGGTCCCCTCGCTGCTCCCTGCGTTCCCCTTGGATTGACCATGAAGTACCTCTGGAACCTCCTGGTCTCCCTTGACCAGTTCATCAACACGTTCCTCTTAGGGGATCCTGACGAGACTCTCTCTAGCCGTGCCGCCAAGGCAATGCTTAAGGGGAAGCGTTGGGGCTGTGTGCTCTGTCGCCTCCTCGATTATGTGGAGAAGAATCACTGCCTGAAGTCCCTTGAGGTT